GTCTTCTAAAGAGTGGAGAGGCAGGGTGGTCCGATCCCATCGAGGTTAGTGTTGGCTTTCGTACTAATCTTTTTATAACTGGCTTCGGGTCTTTAATAAATAAAATGCAACTATGACAAACAAAAACTTTTTAATCGACTTTGATTTTACTGGTTATTCTGGGTGTACCGACACTGAGAAGTCGGCATTCGTGGAGAAATATATTTATGAGCGTTTTAAGGTTATTTTTAAGGTTCATGGAGTTCCCCAAAGTTCTTGGAGGGAATTCTTATCATTGGACGCTAAGGTCGCATCTTGGTATAAAAGTATAAAACTTGAGTTACAAGTGCTGCAGAGCATGCCAATTGACTTTCTTCAGCAAGAGCCTGATGTTGAAGTTAAGGACTTAGTCTTAGCAGATCTAAACAAGATCAAAGAGGCTAGGTCTTTGAGATCGACGCGTATTAAACATGCAGCAGAGAAATGTCAGAAAGACATTGCTGATGCTGAGATGGAATATAAATCGGCTTTGAAGAATGTTTCTAACTGGGCTATAGTGGCATCATTAGATGTTACTCATATTCCGTTGGAAAGAAAGGTTGCTATCTTATCGTTCGGGATGGGAACTCCGGAACGTCACTTAAAAGTTAAAAACGTTTTAAGTGAATATAAAAAAGACTTATATAAATTATTAAAAGAAGGTAAGGGTCAATGGCCTGACGATAAAAATCCTTTGAAGTAATTAACGTACCACTACTTCCTACTAGTAGATTGAGAGAGTCTATACCTAGATTCTTAAAATTTTATGGTAATTGCAGGAATAAGTTGTACGATTTATCAAGACCTGATCTTTCGTCTAATATTAAAAATCGGTTGCGGACCTTTCGCCGTGAAGTTTTGAAAATGGTACCTAACCCTGATAAGATTGACTGGACTAAAGTCAAAATGAAAGGTTTAGATATTATTAAAAAGGAGTTAGCTTTGGAGTTTGACATTAGGCTAGATAGAAGAGGCCGTATTCTCAAGAATGTTGAACGCTACACACCTACTTTTACGGATCATTTCCCATACTTTGATATTAAGGCTCATAAAATTTATAAGGATAATATGAGATTAACGAGTAAAGAGATTGATAATAAAGTTTTTAAAAAAAACTTTAAATTACCTTTCAAAAGGAAACTTTCTGATAATTTTTTATCTAAGATTTTATTTAGAACTCATGGTGAGTGCCGCTTTATGGGTACTTGGAAACTTGGAGTGTATAAAAGTAAACAAAGCATTGGTGCTCCTCCTATTGGTTCATTGATGTTCTTACGTAGGCTACCTGATTATCTTGACGATGTAGATGCAAAATTAGTTGATGATTTACCACTAAGATATGCGATTAAAGGGTCTTGGCCTACTCAACAAGCTGAGTTTGAGGCTTATTGTAACCAGTCAGTCACAGATAAAGGTGTAGATTTTTATTTTGAGTGTATTAAAGATTCACTCCATAAAATAATCTTACCCAAAATGCCTGATTTGCCTATAGACCATATCTTTTATACTGGTACTAATCCTGATTCATCTGCAGGTTTGTTGACTGGCTTATTATTCCCTGGGAAAAATATCCATAAATACCAAGATAGATACATCAAAGAGGCTGCTTACGAACTTGTTAATCAAAAAA